TTCTTTATTGCGTGTCTCCGTCTCTCACTGTTGGAGGCTCCCATAACTCTTCCTCTCTTCTCCTTAGCCATAGTAGTCGGGCATTTTCTACTACACGGTCATAGTCACCATCATAAGCCTCTAAGCAAGCGTACCACAGTTCCTCTTCTGTCGTACAATCCTTAAGTAACTTACCAGCTTTAACAGGGCCAACACCTTTGATCCCTTTTATGTTGTCGGCTACATCACCGCTAAGTATCTGAGCATAGAAAAACTTTAGGCCCTCCCACTCATCTACTTGTGACCAATCCTTCTTTACAAAGTTATAATGATGACAAGCTAGTTGTAACATATCCTTATCTATAGATGCTACTATAGTCTCTGGGCCAAGTCTTGTAACAGCCTTAGATATAAGATCGTCAGCTTCTTCCCCCGCACTTATAGTAGCATCATAACTCATGGATAAGTAGTCTCTAACTATTTGTAGATGTCTGGGTTTTATTTTATCCTTCCTATTACCCTTGTAAACAGCAGTTTTAGCTATGTCGTTCCTAAAGTTAGTTTTACCCGTCAGATAAACTTCGTAGCTATCTGGGTCTGAGAAGGGGCAAGTCTCAGAGATAATCTCTTCCATAAGAGCATCAGCCTTTTCTATTGCAACATTTGCAAAGTCTTTCTCAGCACTTATAGAGGCACGATAAGCTACTATGTCACCATCTATGAGAACCTTGCCTACTACCATGTTGACCAGACCATCTTACCGTCGGATTTCTCTATAGCTACAGATTCAGCTACAAAACCACTAGCTACCACAACTTCATAGAAGTGAAAGGCCATATCTTCAAGATTGTTAACATTAAACCTCTCTATAGTAGTCTTACTATTGTAGCCATCCTCTTCTTCTGTGTGTTCGTATGTTACCGTCAATTTAGCCATTTGATTAAACCTTAAAAGGGGATTTCTTCAGCTTCAGAAGTTTGTTGCTCCCAGACTGAAAGTTTAGTTACACCAATGTTCTTAAGCCTAACTGTAGTCTTGTTATAGATTTCAAAACTAACCTTAGCCTCAGTGCCATTACCAAGTTCACCGTCTTCCTCAAAATCCCAGAAGCGACGATTTTCACGACCATCCCTTAAGTCAACAATTAAAGGCATCCCTCCAGCCTCAAAGGTCTTAAGTTTTTTAGTCTTCTTATCAACGTACTCTTTAACGTCTGTAATCCTACGCTGTAGGTGTAGATATTTACCGATCCCAAACTCTTCTTTTCCATCTTTAATACGGTCAACTTTTTGTCCAGTTTGAGGGTTAGTAACCATCCTGTCAAAACCCTCATCTAGCAATTTCTGTATTTGCTTATCAGAGGTGAAGTAAGCGTTAACACAAGTCTTACCGCCGTTCTTATTTAAGTCACGGATAAACTTCATGGGAGATTCTGGATTCCCATAGTCAGCATTCTCTTTGAACACCTTGGCATACTCTAAAACCATATCCATTTCATAAGTAATGTTAGCCATTTGCCGAGTCCTTTCATTAAGGGTGTATCTTATATTAGGCACCTAAATCCAGTTTTGTAAACCTAAGTGACAACTTTTTTTTCATAGGTTAGTGAATATCCGCATAGCTGTTGCCAAATTGCACATCTGTTCCCAATGGGACATTTAACTGTAACTCATCGTTCAACCGTTCTATACTATCTTCCATACTAATCTTCTCTTGTGTCTCCTTTCCCGCTTTTACCAAAGTGATAATTTCATCGTGGAACTGTCCTATCGTTTTGACACCATCCTTACGACAGTGCTTAACCCAAGTGTCAAAGCAGTAGACGCCTGTACCTTGATTAAGTGTACTGAAGCGGTCCTTCTCACTGCGTAGGCTGTACCAGAAACCGCTAACTGGGTTCTTTAGCCACATACCCCCTAGACCCTGTGGTTCCCGTACACGTACACCCTTTGCCACGGCCTCTACGGACCAGTTACGATCCCAGAAGGCAGCGAGTAGTTTCTTAGCCTCAGACTTCTTCATACCTGTAGTACGAGACAGAGTAGCCTCTTTGACACCATACGTGGCACTGTAGTTGACTACCTTGTAGTTCTTGCGTAATGCCTTTAAACTACGTTCTCCTGTGTTGTGCTTGTCTATATCCTCTTGGCTAATAACACCAGCATGTTTAGCTAGGTCAAGATGTGGGTCAAATCCTGGTTTTGACATCTCTGCTACATACTCAGGGTCTAAAGGCTGCATATAGTGTCGCTTAGTTGTATCCTCTAGGCTAGTCATATCTGCACCACACAACACGTAACCTTCTGGGGCAATCAGGCATCCTCGTATCTCAGCACCATAGGGCTTTTCCACTGAGGGGAGGTTAACCAAAGGTTTAGCGTGTTTAAAGCGGAGAGTATTTGTAAGTCCAGCTACAGTAGCCTTTACATACCCGCCCTCTTGATTCTGTAACATAGCTTTTAAGATACCTATCCTGTGCGACAAAACAGAGAGACCATCAAGGATGCGTATGCTTTCACACTTCTCAGCTAACTCTAAGACAGATGGGCATAACAAACCATCTTTCCTGACTTGTGCAACACTCTTCTCATTACCTTCACTATCCCTTGTAAACTTAAAGGTGCGAGGCATCCAACCCTCCTTATTAAGCCATGCCTTAACTTGGTCTGGGGAGTTAGGGTTAGCCCTTTCTCTTAGGTCTATCATAAAACTTTTAGCGGTCAGAGGTTGCCTATACTGTTTACAAAGGTTAACCCACTTTTCGCCAGCTACAGAAATCTCCCCATTTTTCTTATAGTACTTATCTTCTGCTGGGGCCTGTACCATCTTCTTAGTAACCTTCTCAGGCATGGCATCAGCTAATTGCTCTACCTTAGAAGACTTAAGAGCCTCCCACTTCTTTAGATAATCTTCAGCTTTAGCAACATCTAATTTCCACCGTAGGGTCTCCTGCTCCCTAGCACAGTCTAACTTGAAGGTTATGTAGTCTATAAGTCTCCACGCTTCACTATTCATATAGTTTCTCCAATTTCCGCTTTAGGTCTCGCCACAGGCGCACATTAATCTTAACGTCTTCTTCACAACGATGGGCATACTCTTCTTTAGAAAGTCCTTCCCAATCATCTACCTTGGGCTTAGGTACACCATACTCTTCCCCATATAATGCAAGCCCATGCTTTGCTCTGTTGTGATGCAAATACCAACTAAGTCCTAACGTATCTACTAACTTTGCATTGACCTTTATACCTAGAACCTTTTCCACTGCAGGTATATCAAAGCGCACAATGTTATGCCCCACTAAAGCTAGTGTGTGATCTAGGCTGTACTCCAAGAAGAAGTCCCTCATTTCATCGTAGTCAAAGATAGACCTTGGCTCATCCATAGCTGCTGTTTGATAGGATAGAACGTGTATCTTAGTGCTGTCAAAACCATCTGTCTCTATGTCGAATACTGTCTCTGCATTAGGTGTCATATTACCTCCTTTAACCCCTTTACTACTGAATCTGGTATTATGTAAGCCTTGTTAAGATACCTAAAGTCAATAACTACTCTGCCATCAATAAATACAATTATATTACACCCCTTATTGATAATACCTTTATAAATAACTTCCATATTAGTACACCTCCATTAGTGTAAACTTATCTGCATCAAACTTCATCTTACCTGCCCGTCCTTCTTCACTGCAAGGGCGGTTTTTTTGTACTGTGAGGTAGGTAGTGTTCCTTTCCTCAAAGTCTTGAGACTCCTTGTCCCTGTGTAAGTCGATGATTACAGAAGCCCTCTGACCAATCATTTTACAGTACTTAGGATCACCATTATCGTTAGTGTGGGCGATAGTAACAATACCAACATTTAACTCCGCTGATAACTTGGACAACCTTACAGATAGGTCAGCTAACAACTGCTCTTTGGTCTCTTCAGATTGACCAGACACGACATCCTGTATAGGCTCAAAGAACACAAACTTGCACCCACATGCCTGACTGAAATAACGTATCTGTTCACACAACTCATCACCACCTTGCCCATCAGATAGGTAGAACTGATAGAACAACTCATCCTTAGTCAACTCTGCTATAGCTTTCTTAACCTGTTCTTCAGCACCCTTTTCTTCTATCAGATCACGGCGAGTAAGATTGTCGTTAACTTTATAAGATACAAACCCCAAAAGACTACGCAACTTAGTTTCCTCTAAGTGCCAAGAGGCAAAAGGTACGCCCCGCTGCAACATATTATACTCTAAGAAACGCATGACTTCAGTCTTGCCAATCCCAGTGGGAGCCTTAATCACTGTGAAGTGACCTTGCATAAGTCCTAGAATCTTATCATCTAATGCCTGTATACCTGTTGGTACATACTCATGCTCTGGCGTGTTAAGATATAAGTCTAAGAACTGTTCAGTACTATTAAGAATGTTGTCAGGTGTATACTTCTTAGCATTAAACCATGCACTACAAAATTCTTCCTTAGCACCATTAACAAGAAAGTCATTAGCGTCTTTAAACTTGTCGTGAGGTACACGGTAAACCTTGTTAGGGAACATTTTAGACATACGATCAGCTACAGCGTTACCAGCATCGTCGTTATCGACAGACAACACAATACGACTAAAACTGTTTAGCCAATCGGAACACTTCTCCCACAGCTTGCTAGAAGGGGTAGCAGATGGTAAAGATACAATAGGGTTGATATAGTCAGAAGTCATCATCTGAGCGACAGAAAGGGCATCTAGTTCACCCTCTGTTACGGTCACGGACTTAGAACAACCAGCAGTGAAGAAGTTCATACCGAACAACTCATCACCTTTAAATCCATCCTTTGCGTAGAAAGACTTATCAGGAAGACCTCTAACCTTAATTCCTCCACTAGGGTATATGTACTCCTGACGGTCAGCGTAAGTCTTGACGTTAAACTGTTCCATTACGCGAGGAGAGATACCACGCATTGCGACATAGTCACCAGAACCCCTAGCTATTGGGGGTGGGCTATTTTCCACTGTCGGGGTACTACCAATAGGAGGGTACTCAGACTTAGCCCAATCAAACATTTCTTTACGTGCTGGATACTTTGTACCGCAAGAGTGGCAACGACCAAAACCACCTGTATTATAACTAAAGGCATCACTTGATCCACACTCAGGGTAGGGACAAGGTAATCCTCTCTTTTCTTCATACTCCATGTACATTCTCCATTTAAACACTATCACTAATATCTGTAATAGGAAGGGTTACTTAAGAAGGGGATATTTATATATAGGCACCTAAAACCAAGAACGTAAACTTAAGTACCTATATTATTATAGACTATTGCAAATCTGCAACAATACCCCTCAGTTTTGACATTAGCTTTTTTTCCCTTTTACCGACTGCCATCTTAGAAACTCCTAACTTATCCCCTAACTCTTGCAAGGATAACCCTTCTTGGAATCTCATATCTATATGATCTTTCTCTTCCTTGCTTAACTTATTCTGTATCGCCTTAGACAACTTTTCTCTGAAGTCTTTATCCTCATAGGTCTCTGTGTATTCGTCAAAAGGCTGATCTAAATCACTTAAGGAAACATAACCACCTTTGAATATTGTCTTAAGGTAGTCAATGCTCTCTTCCTTCCAAGTATTATCCCCCATTTCCTCCGTAGGGGTATCTGGATTACGGGACAACCTCCTAGCTACATCAGAAGCTGGTACATGCACTGGTAATAGATCAATGTTTAGGTAGTCGTGCATTCTCTTGTTGACGGACATATAAATACTGCTGAAAGCAATATTAGGTTCCTTTTCCTGTAGCTCCAAGGCAACTAATACACCCTCAGATACAAGGTCTTCATACTGATCTTGTCGTTTGTATTTGGAAGCTATGGTTTTACACATAGACAGTATCTCTTCTATCTTAACAGGTCTCTTATCAGTAGTCATGTTTTAAAGCCTTCCAGCTTACAGGGAAGTAACGCAACATAATATTCGACACCTCATTTCCCACGATACGGGTCTCTAGTTGAGTGTCAGGCTTACAACGTAAATTGCACATCTTAGCGAAGGCTCCTACTGTACCTGACCAATACCATTCAGTCATCATGTTCTGAGGCAGTATCATACGTGCTTGTTCTGGTGCTATACCTTGGGTTAGCATCTTCTTATAGTCACCTAGTGCCTTCTCTGTTATCTCCTTTACATAGATATTAGGGAAGTACTGGGACTGACTTTTTCCACCGCTACCCTGCTTCTTATCCTTACTCTTGTCTCTCCAATGATCCGGCTCATAGAACTCAGGTTCATCATCGACATACCTACGGCTCACCTCATTCCAAGGCATGTACTCATGTTTCTGTAGTTGTCGTGCTACAAAAATAGGTGCCTTAACGTGTACCGTCATAAAGGCGTGGTTAAATGGTGACGTATGCTTATGCTTGGCTAGATACTTGATTAGTTTAGCATCCTTATCTTTGAGTTTAGGTGGTCCCCACTTATCACTCATATCCATCTCACTAGTCTTACCAAAGGATACCCTAGCTGCATTAACGACAGACAGATCATTACCCATGTGGTCTATGTATGTTACTTTAATCATACTCCTGTCCCTTTCCACAATTTCACTTGTGCATCTAACTTGTGGTTCTCCTCTAATAGCTTTTTAGCTTTTCTCTCCCAGTAGTCAGCTTCACGCTTTAGGATTTCATAGCTTTCACGCAGTTTCTCATTCTCTTTCTGCACTCTCTTTAACTTAGTCATTAACTCTCCGTGTTCATCATTCATATTATCCACCTAAGTCCGTTATGTGATTTTGACATATGACCCGTTGCGCTGAGTTCAATGCCCTTTTCTTCTGTAGAATCTTAAGTCTCTGCTTACACTCCTTGAGGTCTTGTTCCAACTTGTCTATGTCATCATTGATAGTATTACTCCTGATCTGTAGGGTGGCCTTTTGCACATTCCAATATTCTATCTCTTGCTCTATTGATCCCATCAGTAATCCTCCACCATTGTGTAAAACATATGATCACCCAGCTTACCATCATAGTCATAGAACTGCGCCCAGTAGGGCATAATAGCCGTTGTGTGATAGTGAGTCGAGGTGATGCCTAGCCCATGCCCACGAAGTACCTCAGAGGCCACCAGAATGGCTCTTATAACAGCCTCCTGCTCTGGTTCCTTAAGGAAGTCATCTGATTTTCCATCGTGGGTATAGGAGAACTGTTTATTCTGATTAATTACCTCACAGGCATCATCAGGATACCTATCACTCTGTACTCTGTTCATTATCACCTCTGCTACAGCCAACTGTCCGTCAACTGGCTGGTTTCTGGCCTCGTAATATATCGCCGCTGATAGGCATAAAATGGTTAGCATAGAAGTCCTTTCCCCCGTTCTTCTCTTTACGGGTGTTCACATTCTTCTTCTTATTAGGTATTACCTGCTTCCTGAACTTAGGGTCTCTTAATTCCCTCGCTACTGGGTTAATCTTATACACCTTGTCAGTGCGCCTACTTAACGGTTTCTTTGGTGGATTCGTCATCATACGATTTCATCCCCCATTGTAAACACATGCCGACCACCAGCTTTAAAGGCTAGTACACGATCCATCTTGAAGCACTTGTATCCCTCGGATGTCTTGAGTGTAACATAGCCGTGAGCCTTGAGAGCAGCAGCAGCAATCTTGCCACGCTCATTTCCCTTGAGGCCCTTGATGACGTTCATACGACCATTGTACACCCGCACCTCGTCATCCTTGGTTAAGAACTTCACAGTGATAAACTGGTTCTGATTTTCTGCCAGTGTCCGTGTTACCATTTCTTTATCTAAAGCCATCGTGTATCTCCTTTGTTGATTTTTGTATTCTAATCTCTACATCTTTATTTGTCAAGCGTCTTTTTACAGCCTCAACGTGCCTTTCTGCATCATAGAAGCTGTTGAATAGATGACGACAAAACATGAAACCATTTCCATCGGTGTAGGTTATCTCATATGTCATACTGCATTAGCCTCTACTACAGCCCTTGCAAATCCTCTCGGTGTGGCTGATCTGATGTTCTTAGTCTTCATTGATTTACCCCCCAGCTTCCTGTGCTGAGTGCTAGAGCCAAAACTGTCACATTCCACTGATACTTTTGTGGGCATTTTAAACCCATTGCCTGTCCACAAGCAGGTCTTCTTTGAGTAGGCATCCCGTGGGGCAATGTAGTCAGGCCATTTAGGGTGCTGTTCTTCGCCATACGGGATGTATCCACCATACTCGTAAGGATGAAACGTGTGGTCAGGCTTGCGCCATAGAGTTGACAACACAGATACAGGGTTCTCAATGAAGAATGGTATCTTCAAGCTATTGAATACCTTGGCACACCACACAGCATGAGACACAGCCTCATCTTGGAAGCTAGGGTTAGCCTCTGCCTTCTTAGCGAAGTGAGCCGCACCTGATACAGCCAGATCAGTACAGACAGGGAAGGCCATGCCAAAAACAACATGCCTGTCTGCAAACCTATCCTGTATAGCGTTCAAGGTATTGTAGTCATGCAGATCAGCATGAAGGTAGTGGATGCCACCCCCACCCATATATGGTTCATCATAATGGTCATCAGGATCATGCTGGATGTCAAAAGCATAGCACTCATACCCTGCCTCTGCCCAAGGCTTTAATGCCTCTGCAGTGAAGTCATATAAGCTGATTACGATACCCTTAGTCATGTCATGTCTCCTTCTGTCTGATTGCCTGTATGAAGTAATTCGGTGTCAGTGTCAAGTATTAATACAAACTTTGATACGCTGACTCTTGCAGAAATGAATGGTCCTCGTTCACCTCATCGTACTGGGCATCTGTAAGTTCAACACCATTGATCTCAGCATACTCAACGTAGGCATCAACAAAGTCAGGGAAGTCAAACATATGTACATCAGCCATGACCACGTTTTCTAGTTTTCTTACATCTAATTTCATCTTGTCTCTCCTAAAAGTTTGGTTGTCCATCTTCATCGAACACAACATCATCCCTGATCCACATAGGCTCTGGCTCTGCATCAATTTCCACTGCGGGGGTCTTGTGATCCAGTACACCTAACATACGTAGTTCTTGCTCTAGTTCTTCAGTCATCATCACTCTCCAATTGTCCAGTTCCTAGGCACCACTCACATATACTATACTCAGCATATGGCTCGTAGGTATCTCCATATCTTTCCCAACGTTCGTACTCACAAACACCTTCGCCGTGACATTCTTGACACTCTTCAGTCATCATCATCTCCTCTGCTGATTCTGCTTATACATATTTCCACCGTGGGGGTCAAGGGCTAATTTCCTCGGTGGGGTCATTTTCCACTGTGGGGGCTAATTTCCACTGTGGGGGGGG